CACCATTTTGAAGGCTTCGGCCATGAACGCCCGCGCCATCTTTTCATTGATGGGCGGCAAGTCGTGTAGATCGACGCTGTGCGGCCCGTCTCCCGGCCATGTGTAGGGCTGGCCGGTGTTGGGGTGGATGGCATAGGCAACGAACTGCTGGCCCTTGCACAAGACTTCCAGCGGGTGCTTTTTGAAGCCATTGAACGGCTTGTCGGTGCGGTATATCAGCATCCGTTTGGGGGCCGACCCGATGCGCAGCAACGGGGTATCGCCCAGCATACGATATGCAAGCTGTTCGATCTGGAGCGCTGCAACAGCGTCTTTCACGTCGATATCAATGGCGCAGACCAGCCCGCCCATGATGCCGATCCCTGCATCGGTAGACTTCGACCAAACGCCAGTCTCGAAAGCGGACGGGACGACGGACCATCTGGAAGTCCACCCGGACAGCGCCTGCCAGCGGCCAGACATAAACCGGCCTGGAACCTTCGACCCTGGCATGATGGGGATGAAGGGATATCCGTTATCGGCCACGGAGCGGCCATATTGCTCGATGAAGTTCATGGTGGCCTCAGAAGGGAATTTCGGATGCGGACAAATTGAGAAGCTCATCGGTGAAGGCTCCGCAGATGACCTCAACCAGCGTCATCCATTCCTCCTCACTGAACTGCGCCATATCGGTCTTGCCGAGGTGTTCGAGGTATTCACCGGCCATGTTGGAGGCTTGCTCCATGGCGGCAATTTCGGCTTTGGTCGGGTCGATCATTTTTCCAAACCTCATTGTTATGATGTCCTGGCAGTTCTTGGAACACGCCCAGAGATAAGATCGGCGGGCGATTGGATGGCTTTTGTTGAACCATCCAAAGCCACGGCTATAACGCCGACAGACTGGACACGTCATCGGGGAACTCACGATTTACGATGTTGTAATATTGGCCGTTTTTCTTCACGGCGATGCGGGAGGGGCATATTAGAATGTCAGAGAGATTTATTACCATCTCTGTAGTCATCCCAACGATTTCATGGATGCTTGGTTTTCTGCTGCCATCGGCGTGAAAGTGGGTGTTCAACCAAGCTGAAGCCTTAGACTTGGCGTATCCGTCATGCTCGGGGCATATCCATTCCGAGAATGATTGCATCCCGCAATTGTAGGTGACGCGCACAGATGGCGGCTTGCCCTCTTTCTCATGGCGGGAGAATGACCAGCTATGAACGGTCGCCCACGCCACCGGATCGGGGCCTCGCACCATCAGCTTTGCAGTTGACGCCTTGATATCAACGAGCCGGGCCGCCTTGTCTTGCTTCTCATAGCCGCAGTCGCCGCATATGGTGTATTCAAGCTCAACCATTGCCTCGCACTCGGGGCATTGCCAATGAAACGGCTCGCCGCATTCCTTGCACCGCTTTGCCGCTAGGGCGTTTTCTTCGCCGCAGAAATGGTCTTCGCAAATCTTGGTCGGAGTCTTCCCCCCGTCTCCCTTGTCATTGACCACAAGGCGATTGATGGGTCCGTGCCGACCGATGTTGCCGCCGAAGTCGAGAACAAGGCAGTTGGTCTTGCCGGGCGAGAGCCGTGTCCCGCGCCCGACCATCTGCACCCACAGCCCGGTTGACTTGGTGGGCCTGACGACGGCCAGTAAATCAACATGCTTGGCATTGAAGCCGGTGGTCAGAACGCCGACCGACACAAGGCACTTGATGTTTTGCGCCTTAAACCCGGAAATGATGGCATCCCGTTCAGCCGCTGGGGTGCAGCCGTAAACCTCGCCGACGGTTACACCTGTCACCACGCGCAATTGCTCGGCAAGGCGCTTGCCATGCTCCACAGTGCAGCCGAACACCAGCCAGCCCTTGCGGTCTTCGCCATGGCGCTCGATCTCGCGGCAAACCCGCAAGATGGTCAGGTCGTCCATGATTTGGCTGTTAAGCTCCTCAACGACGAAATCGCCGTTGCGGGTATGGATGCCATCGGTATTGATTTGCGCCTCGGCTTGGACGCTCACCGGCTCGGACAGGTAGCCCGCGTCTATCAGGTCTTCGATCTTGGCGTCATAGCAAACATGGGTGAACAGCCGCCCCTCTCCGCGATGAAGATAGCCTTGATCCAGCCGGAACGGAGTAGCCGTCAAGCCGATGACCTTCAGATGGGGGTTGATGGTTGTCAGGTTGTCGATCAGGCGGCGATACATGGTTTCGCCGTCACGGGGCACCAAATGCGCCTCGTCAATCAGCACAAGATCGACGCGCTGTAGATCGAACGCCTTACGGTGGATCGACTGGATACCGGCGAATAGCACCCTTGCCCCGATCTGGCGCTTGCGCAGACCGGCGCTATAGATTCCTGCCGGGGCTTCCGGCCATAGCTCCATCAGCTCGGCGTAGTTCTGGGCAATAAGCTCTTTGACATGGGTCAATATCAAGATGCGCTGGTCTGGGTAATCGGCCAGAACACCGCGCACAAATTCCGCCAGGACGAGCGACTTTCCGCCCCCGGTTGGAATGACGATCAACGGATAACCGTCATGCTTGGCGAAATACTTGTAGATCGACTCGATGGCGTCGTTTTGGTAGGGGCGAAGGGTTATCATTCGTCCCTCCATTCGCTGCCATCGGCCAGCCGATACGTCACCCACTCGGCGGTATCGGATGCGTCGATCTGTTCGCCGGGAACAAGCTCCGGTATGAAGCGGTGCCACTGGCACCCCTCGCGCTGGTCTTCGATGGACAGGCGATGGTCAAAGCGCCCACACAGCCAACCTCCATCAATGGGGCTGGAATGCAGGCAAGTGCGGCAATTGCGCTTGGAGAACGCTTGGCCGTGGCAAATGCCGTCGTAGCAGCACCAGCGGCACATATAAAAGCTCGGGTCGTCCGACAGTTTGGTCAGCGGGTAGTCTGCCGACACGATGCGTTGCGCCCTGGCAATCAGGCGCTCGGCCTCCTCGCTGTCGTATTCGGTACGGCACGAGACGGTCTTGCTGCCACCGGGGCTGGAGCATGTCAGATAGTGGCGCTTGAGCCCGCTGTAGTGCATGTAAAGCTGCGCCTGGGCGTAATAGGTGGTGTCCCAGGCTTTGAGCGCGGCTTTCTCGCCAAGATCGGTTTTCAGTTTTTCGAGTTTGTCCTGCTTCTTTTCGTCGGTGGCTTTGTGTTCCCAGATTTCCGGGTTTACAGGCGCTTGGAGCAACCCGGTTATCACCCCATCGGCATGGCCTTTGAAATGGCCTCCATGGTCGCTGTAGCCGAACTGGCGGCCCGTTTCCGGGTCGATAGTGAGCAACGTGATTCCTTCGACCAAGCGCAGCCGCTTGGCCTGAACATCTTCCTGATAATGTCCGTCTTCGAACCGCTTCAGGGTGGCGGCGTCGAAAGCCTCGGTCGCAGCCCAGCGGAATGAATACCAAAGCCTGCGGTCGCAGGGATGCCCTATGGCCGACATGCCGAGATAGGGGCGCACTTTGTCCTGTAGCGCCTTTTTCTCGATAGCCCTATCGACGGCTTCAAGGGTTGGATCGACTGTTTTCGGCAACGGTGCCATGATGCCCGCCTCCGTTCTCAAGAGATTGCGAATGGGGGTGGGGCGGCGGTGTCAGTTTCCTAGGCCGTTACCGCCGCCCCTGCATCATTAGGCGGTCTTGCGCCAGGGCGGCGTGTTGCCGGTGCTACGAGCGGCGGGAGCCGTCGGAGCGGGGCGCGCCGGGGCCTGCGGACGAGACGCAGCGGGGCGCTCCTCCAAAGCCTTGTAGTTCACCTTGTTCTCCAGCTTGGTCGGCTCGTTCTTGCGCGGGGAAACCCGCACCGAGGCAATCATGGGCTGGAAATGCAGTTCGTCGGAATCGTTGACGGTCATCTTGCCGATAGCGTGGCAGATGCTCGACAGCGTGCGCTGGGCGATATCGACGGTCGTCTGATTGCTGTTGTGGAGGTTCAGGCGCTCGATATGGCTGCGGCCCTGCTGGTCGCCTTCCATGATCTGGAAATCCAGTTCCAGATACTGGCCGTTTCCGTCCTTGGTGTACTTCATTTCCGAAGCGACGACCTGGACGACGTAATCGCCAGCGGGGATGGGCTTCCATTCCGAGGTGGGTTCAACGGTGGTGGCGTCGAAGGTCATTCCGAGATTAGCCATGGTGAAGGTTCCTTTTTACTGATTGATGTTCATGGATTCCGCGAAAGCATCCCAATCAAGCGGGAGGCTTTCCGGCAAGCTGTAGCGGTTCTTGGCGAGGAAGGCAGGACGTTCAGAAGTATAAACGATCCTGTCTCCCCCGCCAACGGCACGCACTACTTTCTTATTAAACCCGGCATCGGATTTAACTGTGCTGATCCGGTAGTTGGCGAACAACACAACATCGCAATGCTCTTGCAACAGAGCGGAAGCCTTGTTGTGCAGTTTCACCACATAGCGGTCATAAGGTTCGTGTTCCGGCGACTCAAACCGCTTGATATCGGTATGGGCGATTTGAATGACGGTCATGTTCTTGGCGTCACGCAGGGCGTTGAGCCCTTCGACATACTGACGCCACAGGTCGAGAGCGGCGACATAGCCCTTGCCGTAACCGGCGTCTTCAATGGACCGCCAGTTGTTCATCTGGCACGCTTTGGCCCAGACAAGCGGCTCGAACCAGTCAACGCTGTCGATCACCACGGTTTTAAACTCGTGGTCTTCCGAATAGAGCGCCCCCAGGCTTTCCATCACCTCGTCGTAGCTATGCGACAGCGGGAAATGGTCAACATCGAGAGTGCCAAGACCGTCCTCGGTCAGAATGAAGACGGGGGCCGGTGCAGCGGCGGCAAAGGTCGATTTGCCGATACCCGCCACGCCGTGCAAAAGAATGCGCGGCGGCTTTTGGACGTTGCTGCGCTGGAGTCGGGCAAGAACACTCATGGTTCAGCCCTCCCGCACAACGGTGACGCTCGGCTTGGCCGGGGTCGTCGTGATAGCCGCCGCCAGGATGCCCCAAACGGTGGGGTCGTTTTCGGTCAGCCAACGGCAACCAGCGTCGTCTAGTTCGAACTTTTCGACGACGCGAACCGGGTTGCGGTCGGCGGGAATCCGAGAAGCCAAGCCGAGATAAGCGTCCTTATCCAGCTTGCGGTTCATACTTCCCTTGATCGTGACCTTGAAGCCTTCAAGATTATGGGTTTTAGAGCCTTCGCATTTCATTCCGAGCATTTCGATAAGTTCCTGTTCCAGTTCGAGGCGGCGTTGGTTGGCTTTCTTTTCATCGGATTTAGCGTTCAGCCATTCAATGCAGACGATTTCAGCGGTTCGGTTAAGTTTTGCCATTTTGAAGTTCTCCTTATTCCCTACTCTCTCACACACCCAAACGAATCGGAGTCACGCGCACCTTGGTCAAAGGGCTTTCGCCGTAAACTTTGGTTGCCATAATGCGGCAGATTTGCGCGTCGTCTTGAAAAACGATTGCGTTAATTCCATCGAGAATAAGTTTGATTTGATTATCAATGTCCGGCTTCTTCGCCGGTAGCTCAAGACCTCCCAAGGCTTCGGCCCTGCGCTTCTTCGACCACGATGCCGGAACCGGCATCACGGCGATGATTTCAACTTCGACCGGCCCGGTAATCGCCGGGGTGTCGCCCATGGCCTGGGATGCGAAGGCGGCAACAATGCCCTCGCGTGATCTGGTCTTGCTGTCGGTGATGGCGCGGCCATTGAAGAAGCGCGGACGCCCCTTGCCTCTGGCTTCGCCGGGGATGGTGAACTGGATCATCCCAGCACCCCAGCCGCAACAACGCCAACCACCATATCCGCGCCAAGCAGCCACAAGCCAGCCCGAGAAGGCGGCGCAGCGTCCTCGAACAGCACCGGCGCGAACGGCGACTTGAAGAATTTTCCGGTCTTCGGATCACGGGGCCGAGGGCCGGGCGAGGAGATGAACTGGCCGCGTGCGTTGCGCTCAACCATGGCTCGTCTCCTTGGAAGAAAAAGCCCCAGGCGGCGCGATTGCGGCGCTGCCAGCCTGGGGAGTACCGCCACCCGATGGAGGAACGGGGGAGGAATAGAAGTCGTTGGGCTGCACAGCGCCTTTTGTCATGTCAACAATGCGTTGCATGACGCCCTTGCGCGGAACCCGGTCATCAGCCAGATAACGCGACATGGCCTGGGGAGTTACCCCTACAGACAGGGCGAACTGGCGGGCGGAAATTCCTGAAAGCTTAATGTAATCAACGAGTTTCATTTGATTGGCCGGTCATGTCATTGCCGATGACAACGAATGTAACCAATCTGTTTCCATGCGTCAACGTGCTATTTCGTTGACTATCACATGCCTGTGTATCCATATTGGTGATATGGAAGAGACATTTATGATGCGTCGAATCCGGCTAATGGGCTTGAACAAGAACAAGCTGGCCGATCTAGTCGGAACATCACGGCAGCAAATGGGCAAACTCGCTTCCCGCCCCACCCTTACGAAAGAGTGGGCGGAGAAGTGTGCACCGCATCTCGGTTGCGCCCCTATGGAGCTAGTGATGGGAAGGGAGGTGGTGCCTCTGGCTGTACCTGAAGCGCCCACCATCCCGGTAAACCTTGAAGGCGCGTCAAGGTCTGGAGCGGAAATGGAGCTTTATCACCTACTCCGGTCGCGTGGAGTTCCGCAGGATGACGTTAAGCAACTCATTGCGGAGATTGCTAAACTCATCCCTGGATGGCCCCGTTAGACCTTTCCTGCATCGCTCCGCCATCTTATCCATAATGTGATTGACCGCCTTGATGGCGGCCTTTTTGTCACTCTGCATTCTGCCCTCTCTATAGAAAACGCCCCAGCTTCTGCCAGGGCGTCTCTATATATCCGTGTAAAAACCATGACGGGAATAAGGGTATTTGCCTATCAGTTGGCCTTCTTGGCGAAGAACTCGGACAGGGCATTCTTGGGGTAGGCGTTAACCTCGCCCCACACCTGATTATTCACCTTGCGAGTCTGGTAGTTGTTCTGAGCGCAATACGCGGTCATAGACCGTCCCAGCTTGGCAGCGGAATAATTATCCACCGTCATACCGTTCAGCTTCATGTACCCGACCATGGTGACAAAATCATCGTTGCCGTTCATGTCAGCCTCGACCGCAGCCATCCGGCGTTCCATAACGTCTTGGCGGCGTTCAAGCTCGATCTGCGCCAAGTGGGACGCCTTGATGGCCTCGATCATATCAAGGATGCGGTCGCCGCTGGAGGCCATGCCACGCGCACGCTTTTCCATCTCAATGAAATATAGGCGCGCCTTGCGGCCCTGATCGTTGTTCTCGACCATCGCCAGTTCCTTCCCCATATCAAGGGTCAGGTGGTATTCGGTGGACGCCCCGCGATTCCCGCTCGCCAAAACGGGCGACCGGGAAACCGTGATGAAATCCACCCCTTCGACAAATCCATACTTCTTGATCCTGGCTTTGATCCAGTTGGCGAAGTCTCGCCCCACGCCGAGATACCCGTGAAGCTCACGGGCGTTGACGGTGTTGACGGGGGAACCAGCTACGGGCATCATTCTGATCGGGATTAAATCTTGCATCGTTTGATCTCCATGTAAGTGGGCGGGGCCTTTGAAGCGGGCTCCGCCTTTTCCGTGCCCATAGATGTAAACGACACTTTGCCATGATGCAAAGTTTTTGGTGACGGATGTAAAAACCCGGTTGCACAGATGCAAACGATATGGTTACATACCCTATCAGCACAACGCTGATGCGCTACCCCCTAGCGCGGCCTGCCGGTCAACGTCCCCCCGGCAGGCCACCAGGGGGCTGGAATAGGGGTAAAGACAATGACCGTTCACCCGATCTTCGCGGGCATCTTCGCCGCCAGCGGCCTGCCCGTCACCGACAGCCGCGAAGCCCTGCTGCGCGACCTCGCCGACTTCCTCGAAGTTGCTGGCAACGCCTTGTGCGACGACTGCCGCGACCACCTCAGCAATCAGGCCGGGATGCTGCTGCGCCGGGTCAAGCATGAGTTGGAGGGCTGACCATGACCAACATCATCGACATTTCCTATGAATGGAAGATCGACGGGGCCTGCGTGGCTGAGTTGGAGGCACGGGTCTATTACGACTACAGCCCCGGCACCTCAGACTACTTCGACCGCTCCTATGGTAACTGGCTGCCGGGTGATCCGCCCGAAATCGAGGTGGAGAACGTGGAGCTGATCGAGTTGGGCTACAACATCAAGAATCCCAAGCTGGTCCCCTGCCCTGACTTCCTGGCCGATCTGATCGCCGACTACGCCGTCACCAAGTGCGGAGACGCGATGGTCGAGAACGCCAACGAATCCGCCTACGAGCGCCACTACGATTGAAGGGGAATCATCATGGCTCTGTCTCAAAACGTGATCCTCTGGATTACCGCCAAGGTGGCCGAAGCGAAGATGATCTTGGCATCGCCCGACAGCACCCACAGCCAGCGCACCGTTGCGCGGCACGTCCTCGCAACCTGGGAGGTGATCTAAATCATGCGCAACCTCAACAGACGCAGACGCCCCCTTAAGGTCGTGGACTACAAAGCTGGCGTGAGCGCCATCTTCAATCGCAAGGGCTTCCCCGAGCGCAAGGCCAATCAGCACTCGTTCAAGCCTGGGCAGGCCGCCACCAAGACTTCCTTCAAGCCGGGCGTCCGTAGCCGTGGCGCGGAAATCGCTGCCGCGAAGGGTGCCGCTCGCCTTGAGCGCCTGAGTGCTGAGTACGCGGGCGGAAAGACCATCGAGGACATGGCCCGCGACGAGGGTTGCCGGGTGACGCGCATCCGCGAATTGCTGCGGAAGGCGGGTGTCCTGTGAAGGCGGTATCAATGCCCCGTGGCAGGACGCCCACCGGCCTGCTGATCGCCCGCCTGCTTCTGGCTGCGGCGTTCGCCACCGCCTTCATTGGCGCAAACGCTTACGTCATTCTCAAGCTCTGGCGGTAGTCATGTATCTGTCCCTCCCCTCCCTGGCTGCCTATCTCGACACCTCGCCCATGACCGTGCGCCGCTTGGTGGACAAGGGCATCCTGCCCGCCCCGGTGGTCATCGGCAGCATGAAGCGTTGGGACGAGGATCAGGTGAAGAAGGCTATCGGAGCCACGCTTGAAGCCGTGGCGTCTGGACGGGGTGCACTCGCCCCAGATCCTGATGCTGCCTTGCAGAACTGGAACCCGAAAAATGGCCGGAAAAACCGTTAAGCGGACCATGGCCGATGGTACGGTCAAGACCTACACCTATGACCGCCGAAAGGCTCGCGTGGGGACGGTTGAGGCTCTGATCGTGGCTTACCGCACCTCGCCGGAATACGCTGCCCTGGCGAAGTCCACCAAGCACAACCGCGCCCGATGCCTTGACCAGATTGGAGAGGTTTATGGCGCGTCTCTGGTGGCCGATATCCGCCGCCGCCACATCAAGGGCATGCGCGATAAGCTGGCCCATACTCCCGGCTGGGCGAACGAAATCGTCAAGACGTGGAAGGTGATTATGGAACTGGCCGTGGAGGATGAAATCGTCATCTCCAACGTCGCCAGGGGCGTGAAGCGCCTAGCCATAGGATCGTATCGCCGCTGGACGCAGGAAGAGGTGACGCAGGCCCTGTCTGCCGCTCCCGAGAACTTGCGCCGCGCCATCATCCTGGGGCTCTACACGGGCCAGCGTGGCGGAGATGTGATCCGCATGACCTGGGCCGATTACGATGGTGCCGGGATTGCCGTTGTGCAGGAGAAGACCGGGGCAAAGCTCTGGATACCCGCGCACCGCAATCTTCGCGCTGAACTGGACGCATGGAAGAAAGATGCCTCCTCGCTGACCATCCTTGTTGATGGGCGCGGTCATCCCTGGGGCCTGCGGGGGTCTTTCTCCCGCGCTATTGCCAGGGTTGCTCCGAAGGGCGCGGTGTTCCATGGCCTGCGGAAAGCCGCTGCGGCATTGCTGGCCGAGGCTGGGTGCAGCACCAACGAGATTGCAGCCATCACCGGCCACAAGACGCTTGGCATGCTGTCGCACTACACCGCCGAAGCCGATCAAAAGGTCAGGGCGAGCGCAGCCATTGTGAAGCTGGAAAACTACGGGGCGAAAGGGGGAAAACGCGATGTCTAAGTATGTTGCCGCAACGTGTGCAATTGCTTCCATTCGGGAAGCTCGTTACCAGCCATTTTCAACGCCTTACAAGGTGGTTGGTTTTCGGGTTAGCGCAGCCTCTCCCATCCCCTCGGCAAACGCAAGGGGGATGAAATGACCTCCATCTGCATCACCCCCAGCCTCGACTGCCACCTCGCGCCCAAATGCGAGCGGCATTTCCGCAATCACCCGGACGCGATCCACGCCGATCCTCATGCTCGGTACATGGTGAACCTTGGCGACAACGCAATGTTCGCCTGCCCGTCCTACCGGGAGCGCGAAGCCATCGAAGACGACGGCTTTGTCACGCTTCACCCGAAGATGGGGGCGCTGTCATGACGTACTTGCTCGCCTTCATGATGTGCGTGTCTGGCAGCCCAGACTCAGAGTGCCGCTGGATGTCGATGGACCTTCCCGATCTGAAGACCTGTACGGCGATGCGCCGTCTGGTGATCCAAGAGGCACGGGACGAAGGCTTCAAGGTGCACGCCGTGTGCGCGCCTATTGCTCAACAGACAAGCGGGGCCGATGCCTCACCGAACTTCCCCCGGTGACGCTCCCCTCCCCGCTGCCCCGGTTCCTTGGCCGAGGCCAGGGGGCACCCTTTCAGGACGAAGACCAATGAGCCCCTTAGACATTATCGCCCGCCTGGAGCGGTCCCCCGCCGCCTGGGTCTGCATCCGCAGGGAAGCGGCAGACGAGATCAGGAAGCTGCGGAAGGAGAATGACGTGCTGCGGGCCGTCACCGAAGCAGCCGTTCTGTATTGCACCACCGGACAAGACCGAGGCGGCGAGAAGCTGCTGGATGCGGTCGCCGCTTATAGGGAGATGAAGAAATGACCACTACCGCTAACGACCTTCCCGCCATTCTTGAAGCGCATCGCTTGTGGCTATGTAGTGAAGGAGGGTCCAGGGCCAACCTGTCCAGGGCCAACCTGTCCGGGGCCAACCTGCACGGGGCCAACCTGCACGGGGCCAACCTGTACGGGGCCAACCTGTCCAGGGCCAACCTGTCCGGGGCCGACCTGTACGGGGCCGACCTGTCCGGGGCCAACCTGCACGGGGCCAACCTGTCCGGGGCCAACCTGCACGGGGCCAACCTGTCCAGGGCCAACCTGTCCAGGGCCAACCTGTCCGGGGCCGACCTGTCCAGGGCCAACCTGTCCAGGGCCAACCTGCACGGGGCCAACCTGTCCGGGGCCAACCTGCACGGGGCCGAGGGCTTTCTACCCGCAAAAGTGCAGCCGCTCCTGATGCTGCTCGATCAGGTTGGTAAAATCCGAGCCTACAAGCTGACCACATCAGATGGGTACAGCCCCGTGCAGGGTCAACTGCACTACCCGCTCAAGGGCGTAGTCGAGGTGAGTAATGCCAATACCGACGTGAACGAGCTTTGCGCTGCTGGGGTCAATGTCGCCACGCTCGATTGGTGCGTCAGGGAATGGAATACCGGGTGGCGGATCATGGTGGTTGAGTTCACCGCGAAGGATATCGCCTGCATCCCTACCGCATCTGACGGGAAGTTCCGGCTGCACCGATGCAAAGTGGTGGGCGAGAAGAACTTGGTCGAATTGGGGCTGGTTGATGCCGAGAAGAAGGAAGCTTCGAAATGATCGACTGGACGCTCCCCTGTGAGACCACCGAGACCCCGCCGCGCCCTGTGCGGGTGCTGGCTACGGATGCCTGTGGCGAATGGCCTGTTGTTGGGATGATTGACGGGCTTGTCCATCGGTTCACCGCCGACGGTAGTCCATCTAGCTACAGCTTCACCCTCCGCAACGTCGCGCCGCCCAAGCCCTGCCCCACTTGCACCAACAAGCCTTGCGTCAATGACGGGCGTTTTTCGGAAAGTGCGTGTTTTGGCTTTAAGCCGCCCAAGCCCGAGCCAGTGTTGAATGAACGGTGGGTAAACCTCCATAGAGATTTTGTCGGGTACACGTGGAGTTCCCGAGAACTGGCCGACCGGCATGCAGGGGATCGTGTCGAATGCCGCCGCATCGCCTGGATGTCCGACGGCAGCCCGGTGCCGGTGGAAGAGAACCCCGTCAGCCCGTCCCCGCTGACCGACCTGTACAACGCCCTCACCGTCGAGTTCGACGCGGTTAAGGCCGAGCGCGACAGCCTCAAGGCCGAGATCGCCCGCATGAACACCGCCATCAGCGACAGGACTAAGCTGCTAGACGAGGCGGAAGACGAGATCGCCCGTATGCGCCCCGTGGTGGACGCTGCGGTGGCGTGGAAGCAGAAGGAAGGGCGTGTTTTCCCCTACATGACCTCAAGCAAAGCCAATGCTGCCTTGTGGGAAGCCGTCCGTGCCTACCAGTCCACCCCCAAGAAAACCGCCGCCGAAGCCGTGCAACAACTGCAAGCACCTCCCGCCTCTTCCTGGGCGCACCCCCTGCAAGTA